GCAACAATGGCTCGCTCATCACACCTTAAAACAAAAACCCGATGGCCGATGGGCTCATCCAGTAGTCACCTTGCTTTGCGCTCGTCAGCAGGGTAAATCAACCTTTATGGCGCTTCAAATCCTATTTAGAATCTATGTATTAAAAGAAAAACTGCAAGTCCATACAGCTCATAAACTAACTACTTCAGCGGAACTCTTTTATAAGATTTATGCAATTATTGAACAGAATCCAAGGCTAGCTGCTGAATTTACAAAAAAACTAGAAAGTAAAGGCTTTCAAGAGCTTCAATTTACTGAAGGCCGTCGATATATAGTCAGGGCCAATAACTCGGCTGGTAGAGGCATTGCAGCCCCTGAAACGATACACCTAGACGAAGCTAGAGAGTATAAAGATGAGGATGTCTGGTCTGCCTTGCGATATACGCAAATGGCTTCAGCCAATCCTCAAATATGGGTTTATTCAAATGCTGGAGATCAACACAGCATAGTTCTAAATAAACTTAGGGAAAGAGCGATGGCTGCGATATTTGGTAGCAATGATGATATTGGTTGGTTTGAATGGTCAGCGCCTCAAGGCATTAAATTTGATAACTCACCAGCTTTCTGGCTAGGTGTCTGCCAAGCAAATCCGTCACTTGGCATAACAGTCCATCCAGATAACATTCGCGCCGTATTGTCAGACCCCGAGGATATTGTGCGCACAGAAGTTTTATGTCAATGGGTTGATACAATCAATCCAGTTATCAATCCGTCTCAGTGGGAGAGTTGCAAAGTTGAGGGACTTCGACTCAACCCTGAATCTGATACTTGGTTGGCTATTGATCTAAGCCCTAGTAGAAAAGAAGCGGCGCTAGTCGCTAGCCAGAGACTTGAGGGCGATAAGTTCCAAGTCATATTGCTTCAGACTTGGCATAACCCTGCCAATCTGGATGATAAAGCAATGGCTAATGATGTAGCGGAATGGGTGCGAAAGTATCCAGTTCAGCTGGTTGCCTATTCAGCCAGAACCGCCTCGGCAGTTGCTGCGCGATTAGCTCCTGCTGGTATTAGGGTTGAGCCAATAGATGGCCTTGACTATGCACAAAGCTGCGATGAGTTACTGGGAGCTATCTCATCTCAGCGGTTGGCTCACTCGGGACAAGATGAGCTGACAAAGCAATGCCTATCCGCCGTCAAGCTACCCTTTGGAGACGGCGGCTGGGTAATGGGTCGTAAGGTAAGTAATACGACAATTTGCGGAGCAATTGCTTCAGCCTTGGCAACACACTACGCAACTCAGTCTGAAATTGGAGTAGATATCCAAATAGTGTAAGTCGGTTCATTTACAATGTCAGTAATGGGTGCTATAAGAGATTTCCTATTTCCAGTAGTTGAAGCAAAGAGACCTATAGCGGTCTCAGATGTAACTGCTGCCTTAACGCCAGTTCAAATATCTGACTCGGTATATAATATTCTTGGCGGTGCAACTAATACAACTCGCCAATTAGCAATGAGCGTTCCATCCGTTGCCAGAGCTCGCAATATAATCTGCGGAACTATTGGCTCACTACCTTTAACAACTTTTAATCGCATTACTGGCCAGTATGTTGATCCACACAGAGTAATAAATCAGCCAGACCCAAGAGTCGCAGGATTTGTAATCTATTGCTGGCTTGCAGAGGATATTTGGCTTTATGGCGCTGGTTATGGTCAAGTGCTAGAAATGTATAGCGCAACTGATGGCGGTCGCGTCAGAGCTTGGACTCGCGTAAGTCCAGAGCGCGTCACAGTTGATACAGATTTTTTGAATACAACAATTACAGGATATAAGGTTGATGGTAAGTCAGTTCCTCTCAATGGCGTTGGCTCACTAATTCGATTCGATGGTGGGGATGAAGGCTTATTGCATCGCGCTGGGAAAACAATTGCAGCAGCCGTATATTTAGAAAATGCAGCAGTTAATTATGCTAAAGAGCCAGCACCTTCTATGGTGCTTAAATCAAATGGCACTAACCTAACAGCAGAGCGCATTTCAGCTTTATTAACTGCTTGGAAAACCGCTCGTCAATCTCGCTCTACAGCATTTCTAAATGCAGATGTAGAATTACAACAATTTGGTTTTGATCCGAAAACAATGCAATTAGCAGAGGCTCGTCAATATGTGGCGCTAGAACTCGCTAGAGCTTGCAATATCCCAGCCTATTTTCTAAGCGCTGAAACTACTTCAATGACTTACTCTAACGCCGTATCGGAAAGACGCGGCCTTGTCGATTTCTCACTTCGCCCAATACTTAAGGCAATTGAGGAACGCCTATCATTGCCAGACTTCACACCCAATCCAGTAATGACGCGCTTTGCACTTGACGATTTCCTACGCGGTAACGCATTAGAGAGAGCTCAAGTTTATGAAATCTTAAACCGCATTGGCGCGATGAGCGTTGAGCAGATTCAACGAGAGGAAGATTTAATACCTAATGAAAGTTAATATTCCAATGGTCGTAACAGCGGCCGACACAATCAAGCGCACTATAACTGGCACTATTGTCACTTGGAATGAGCAAGGCAATACTTCAGTTGGCCCAACAGTATTCGCAGCAGACTCGATTGAAATGAAGCCAGTCAAGTTGCTTCTTGAGCACGACCGCACTCGCCCAATTGGTAAAATGGTCTCTCACAATGTAACTAAGTCTGGCATTGAAGCTACTTTTAAGATTGCCAATACTATGGCTGGAGAAGATGCCCTAATTGAAGCAACTGAAGGCTTGCGCGATGGATTTAGCGTTGGCGCTCAGATTAACGAATGGACAAACAACAAAGGCGTTATGCAGATTACTTCAGCAACTTTAGATGAGGTATCTCTAGTAACTGATCCTGCAATTGATTCTGCTCGCGTTAGCGAAGTAGCAGCATCAGAGAACGAAGCACCAAAAGAAGATTCTGACTTGGCAACCGCTGATTCAGAGAAACCAACCGAAGGAGACCAAGTGTCTGACACTACCGCTCCTGCTCCTGCCGTTGAAGAAGCGGTAGAAGCAGCTAAAGCAAATATGGTTGAGGCAGCTCGCCCAGCCTTTTACACAGCACCTCGCCTTGAATTCACCAAGGCAAAATATCTTGAGAATAGCGTTCGCGCTAAGCTCGGTGATGACGCTGCTCGTCAGTATGTTATGGCAGCCGATGATACGACTTCCAATAACGCTGGACTTATCCCAACTCGTCAGCTAACTGAGGTTATCAATCCTCTATCAAATGCTGATCGTTCAACAATTGATGCAATCTCTCGCGGAGTTCTACCAGATGCTGGTATGAGCTTTGAGATTCCAAAGATTACTGCCGTTCCAACAGTTGAAGATGAGAACGAAGGCGATGCAATTGTTGAGACAGGAATGACCAACAGCTTCCTAACAGTAAATGTTAATAAGTATGCAGGTGGCCAGACCTTCTCCGTTGAACTTCTTGACCGAAGCAATCCAGTATTCTTTGATGAGCTAGTCCGTCAAATGGAATACGCTTACTCACTTGCAACAGATAAATTCGTTGCTACTACAATTATTGCCAATGGCCAATTAGCACCAACAGCCAAAGCAAATACCGCGACAGGATTACTTGAGTTCGTTGCTGAAGCAGCTGCTGAAGTTTATTCTGATTCTCTTGGATTTGCTCAAAACTTAATTGTTACACCTGAGCAATGGTCTAAGATTATGAGCTACAACGATTCAGGTCGTCCAATTTACACAGCTTCACAGCCACAAAATGCAGGTGGAGCAGTAAGCCCACAAAGCCTTCGCGGTAATGTTGCTGGACTTAATCTATATGTATCTCGCGCCCTCGGTAGTAACCTAAGCGCTGCCCCAATTGGAGATGGATCAATGATTGTAATTAATCCTGATTCTTACACTTGGTATGAATCCAGCAGATTCCGTCTGCAGACAAATGTGGCTCTAAACGGCCAGATTGAGGTTGCTTACTACGGCTACGGAGCACTTGCCGTTAAAGTTGCAAATGGTTCTTGCCACTTCAACTTAACCTGATAAAACCCTAGTAGTGACGGCCAGTCCGCTCCCGAGCTGGCCGCTCACCTAACTGCTTGAAAGGATGGCGAAATGCCTAGCATAGTTACGGCAAGCGAATTAAGAACTATTCTCGGTGTTTCGTCATCCCTATATTCAGATGCTTATCTAAACGATATTGTCGATGCTTCAGAAAACTTAGTTCTGCCAATGCTGGTCACATTCCAGAGCAAGATAAACAAAGTCAAGCTTGAGGATAATGTCGCTTACTTTAAGACCGCTACAATCCAAGAATTTACCGAAGGTCAGTCAGTAATTATTACGGGATGTGGATCACCATTTAACGGGACTCACACAGTATTAGCAGATGGATTATCAGATTATGAATTTACAGTCGCAATCACAAATGCAGATATATTGGAAAAAAATGTTATCCCAGCAGGAAACGCTGCGCTCTCTGGACTATCAACCTATGTCGGAAATGCCAATGCTGAAGCTGCAATTCTGGCTATCTCAGTCGAAATCTTCCAAGCCAGAACAGCCGCTGGTGGATCAATAGAAGGCGTAGATTTTAGCGTCACTCCTTACCGCCTATCTAAGAATTTACTTGCCAAAGTAACTGGCTTACTTGGCCCTTATCTTGATGTAGAGACGATGGTTGGTTAATGCCATCAACAATTGCCACAGATGTCAGAGGCCAACTTAAAACCGCTCTGGCTGGCTGCAACGCCAACATTTATGATTCAGTTCCAGAAGCGCCTATCGTTCCTGCAATAGTGTGCGTCCCAGATGCGCCATATATGGAACTTGAAGTCTTAGGCAAAACAACTATTCGCGTTAAATTAAATTACACAATAACTGCTTGCGTTGCATATTTTAGCAACGCCGCATCACTAGACAATTTAGAGCAATTAATTATTAGTATTCTTGGAGCGCTAAACGCTTCCAAGTATGAGTTATCGACAGTCGATAGGCCGTCAGTAACAACAGTAGGAACAACCAATTTATTGGTTGCCGACATACGCTTGAGCGTCCGCTACGAGCAAACCGCATAGGAGACCCAAATGCCAACTACAGTAATAACTGGGCGCGATGTGACCTTCACACTTGATAGCGCTAGCTACGATGCCCAAGCAACAAGCGCAGTCTTAAGCTGCGAAACAATTATTGAGACTTATCAGACTCTTGATGGTCGCGCATATAAGTCCGTTGATAAGCAATGGACATTTACAATTGAATTGCTACAGGATTGGGGAGCTGCTAGCTCACTATTCGAG